TCCATTGGACCTCATCAAGAGCATCGAAAATGTGGCGGAGGAATTAGAATTGTCGGTTCCCATCCCATTCGGGTTGGGTAGTGGTCCAGATTGGGCTCGGGCGAGCTATGGGAGCAAACTGGATAAATACGAAGAATGATGGTAGTGCCAAGCATCGATATGCGGTGTTTGGCGGTACCATCCCGGTACCTATTCCCTAGCTAGGAGGAAAATATGAGAAGGCTACTGTTAGGTTGCACTGCTTTACTTGGTTTATTGGCGGTAAGCCCCGCCAGCGCCGACATTATCCTAGACACCACCGGCTTAGGCGGGACTGGAAACAACGTTACGTTTTCCAGCATCGCCAGCACCAATCTGATCCTTGGCACGCTCAATGGTCAGAACAACGAGGTTGTGCGTTTCCTCGACCTGTCCGGCAACAGCAATTTCAGCGGCGCTGCCAACGGCAACGACATCAAGATCGTCAACACTAGCGATCTCGATATTACGGTCTGGGACAGCCTCAACACGACCCAACTTGGCGTGACACGCGACATCTTCTCCATCAAGGGAGATGGCACGCTGCTCGTCAGGGTGACTGCCTTGGAAAGCGATGGCACCTTCAAGGACTTCAACTTCAGTCAGGCTCTCAGCACTGGTCAGAATGGCTTTGATTTCAAGGCCATCAACGGCGAGTACATCTGGGACGTCGACCTGAAGGTGGTTGGCGGCACCATCACCGACTTCGAGCACTTCCGCATCGACGTGCGGGCGGTTCCGGGTCCGGTTGCTGGTGTTCCTGAGCCCGGTACTTGGTTTATGATGATCGTCGGTTTCCTATTCGTCAGCCTCTACCGCATGCGGAAGGCCCGTCAGGAAGGCACCGAGTTCCGCTGGTTCTCAGCGGCTCCGTGGCGGTCAGCGTAACAACAACGGGGGCGGCGTAAGCGCCGCTCCCTCCATCCCTCAAATATTCAACTAGGAGAGCCTGAATGCCTAAATCATTTTTCGCGTTAATCACTCCAATGAAGGCCCCGCACCCGGACAACACGCTGCCGGGTCAACAGCCGCACCCCGATCAGGGTCTTCCAGGATCACAGCCGCACCCCGATCAAGGGTTGCCCGGTGATCTGCCGCATCCGGAAAATCCGATCTACTACCCGTTACCCCCGGGTGCTCCGGTCGACCCCGAATACGGTATCCCCGAAAATGGGCCGCATCCGGATCAAGGTTTGCCGGGTTCTCAGCCGAAACCGGATCAGGGCTTGCCGCCTTTCCCCTCGCATCCTATCGCACTACCTCCGGGTGGTGGGAACTGGTTACCGGTTTACATCGACAACACATTGCCCGGGTCACAGCCGAAGCCCGATCAGGGTCTACCGCCGTTCCCCTCACATCCCATCGTTATCCCGCCCGACATGCCCGCTCCGCCAGAAATCGGCATCGAAGGTACTATCAAGTTCAAGGCGATCTGGACGCCTGAGAACGGTTGGCAGACCATTGGCGTGATCATTCCGTCCGGCGGCAGCGGCAAGCCGGTGCCGACGCCTTCCAAGAAAAAGTAACCGAACTGCGAGGGACTGACAATGTTTGATGTAAAATTGAAGGTCCCTCGCATCGTTACGCGTGGTTGGGATAAATTTTGTGATTGGGGCAACGTGCCGTTATGGCGCGTAGGAAAATACGAAATCCTGCGCCTAGACGTATTCAATTTATTTGGCCTAGTAGCGACTGTTGTTTGGGGCTATTATAGTGGCGGCTATTGGTACGCACTCCTTAGCTTCTTCTCCTATGTCCTCGTAGCGATGTGTGCCTTATGGTTTTTCTGAAAGCTGGACTGTTCGGAGGATCAGCGTTGGTGGCGCTGATGTTCGTCTTCGCGGCACGAAATGACGTGCCTCAAACTGTAGCGGCGACTGTAAGCGTCGGCGAAGATGACTTCGATGAGGTATGGCGCGAAGCGGCTGTCAACTCGGCGTTGAAGTCGGCTTCATTGCGACTAACTCAACCAACACCGATTAAGACGGAAGTAATTCTTCCCACCGTGATCGCCAAACCGGAAGAGCTAACACCGAAGCTTAAACGAAAACTAGTCGTAGAGCGCGACGTTTGTCAGCGCCACGGAATGCGCAAGGTAACAACTCGCGGCGGAAAAAGTTGGCGCTGCAAGCGCTGAAAAGATACTTGACAGAGATCACAGGGAGTGTTAAAATGCCGTACCGACCCGGGGACCCGACCGTGCAAATAGAGGCCAGAATTGAGACTACTACGGCCAAAGCCTACCTCATCGAACCTACGATGACGGCGAAGAAGCAAGTATGGCTGCCGAAGTCTCAGACGGTCGAAATGGGGGACGCCGACGAGAACGGTCTGCGTCTATTCACGGTCACCGAATGGTGGGCACAACGAGCGGAGCTAGACGAAGAATGAGGTGTAACATCAAGTCATTCGTGATTGCCACGCAACCGTACGGTCAGGCAGGAGCCGCCTCGATTTGCGAAACGCACCACTGGCAATTTGGGAATCTACCGGTAGGAACGGACACCCTGTGCCCAATTGGGCGCATCGAGGAAGCGCGCGACAACGCGATAGAGGAGATAAGGATGGCGAAGGAAGCCCCATGACAAGTGAGTCCAGCATCAAACGCGACATGGTGAAGTCGATGCACGAGGGCGGGGGTTACGCTCGCCGCTTCGAGGATCAATACACTGTCGGAACATACGACATGATCCTAATTCCGCTTGGGCTGCCAGCGTTTTTCGCCGAGGTTAAGCTGATCCGGGATCATGTATTTGGCCCGACGCCGAGGCAGGCTATAGAACTACAGCGCATTATTGATGCCTCCGGACAAAGTGGCCACGTTATTGCCGTGATGATTGGTTGGAAGGATGGGGTATTTTACTTCAGCCGACCCAAGATGCGTATCAACCGAATTGACTGCTTTTCGGTTACTACGAGCGACATGCCGTTCTACAAGCAGTTGACACTCTACTATTACTCACAAAAAGGACAGCCGAAATGAATCCAAACATCAAGCCTGACGAATTATCCCTCGCGGAGAACATCCTGCTGGATGCCGGTCAGGCAATTCGCGACCGCAGCAAGGAACATGGCCACACCGAACGGTCATTCGGCATGATCGGCGATATGTGGGGAAGCTACATCGCCCACGCGTTCACCATTCGCGGCGAGACGAAGCTCTACCCCCGCGACATTGCTCACATGTTGAGCTTGCTGAAGACAGCCCGCGCTGTTTACGGCTACTCCGTTGACAATTTCGTGGACGGTGTGGGTTATACCGCGCTCGCTGCGATGCTTACCCCGCCGCGCACCGAAGATAATCCGGGGGACAGGAAAACGATGGCCGAACTGTTCCCGAAGCGTCAATCCCCCATCATAACCGAGGCCAAGGATGATACTTTTTAAGTTCAAGGGCGTCCATTGCGTCGTTGACGGGCAGTTTGGTTCCACAGGCAAGGGGGCGCTCTGCGCCTACCTTGCCGACCAAGCCATCCGCACCGGGGCCGACATTCGCTTCAATGGCTCCATCTACAGCGGAGGGCCAAACAGCGGGCATACCTTCTACTTCCAAGGCAACAAGCATGTACTGAAGCAGTTGCCGACATTCAGCACCTATCTGTCGCTGAACAACAAGGTGATCCCGGTGTACTTATCTGCCGGGGCAGTTATCGATCGGGACATTCTCCAGCGCGAGGCGGAGACATACCCCAACATGCCTATATTCGTCCACCCCAACGCTGTCATATTGACCGACGAGGATCGGAAGGCGGAGTCGATCGGTTCCATAGCCGAAGTGGCGGGCACCCGGAGCGGAACCGGGGCGGCTCTTACTCGGAAGATCATGCGAGAACCTCGAGCTATCGCCGCCCATTCGCTTGGGATGGTTGCGAAGAACGTGGTGCTACAGAACCACCGCATCAAGCCCGAGCGCAACGCATATTTCATGGAGGTCGCGCAGGGGTTCAGCCTTGGGATCAACTCCCATTTCTACCCCAAGGTAACTTCCAGGGAGTGCACCGTTATGCAGGGGTTGGCGGATGCGCGGATACCTCCTCGCCATCTTGCTATGACTTACATGGCGATCCGCACCTTCCCGATCCGAGTTGGCGACGTCGATGGCCATTCGTCCGGCACTTGGTACGACGACCAGCAGGAAACTACTTGGGAGAGGGTCGGAGTAGAGCCGGAAATCACCACGGTGACGAAGCGAATCCGGAGGGTGGCGACGTTCAGCATGCAACAATTCTACGATGCCTGCCACGCCAACGATCCGGACGTAGTTTTCGTCAGCCATTTGGACTACCTAAGTGGAATAGACCGAGAGGACTTCCTGCTCGACATACAATCCGCCAGAGCTACCATGAACAAACACTTTATGATGCTTGGTGGTTATGGCCCAATGGTTAAGGACATCAAACAGGAGAGTGGGGAATATGCCGACTAACATCCTAGTTCAAGTACCAGATTCGCTGAGGATACACCACACCCATCTTCTAAAATTCTTCGAAGGGATGATCCGAAAATTGGACTTGAACTCCCACAAAGACACCCCTACGGTGAAGTCCATCCCCCAAATTCTGGACGACCTGCAACAGGAAGTCATCGAGTTCGAAGAACAGATGGCACTCAATAAGTTCGATGAGAATACGCTCGTAGAATTGATGGACACGGCTAACTTTGCATATTTGGCGTACGTTGCGCTTAGAATGCAAGGGGTGGAGCATGCCCGATGAAACCCGACCAGTTACCATTCGACTTCTCCAATCCGAGTGCGATTGGCTCAAGCGAACTTACGGTCCCGATTGGAAGCAAAGGATCGAGCAACACCTCCACGGAGAAATCGCCGCCCGCCAAGACCGAAGCGGGTGGTACGATGAAGTTGCTCGCCGTACAGGAAAAGGCGCTTACAAGCTCCCGTGACAAGTACGGATATGCCTTCTACATGGAAATGGGGCTCGGCAAGACGCTGACCGCACTAGTGGAATTTTTACAACTAGTGGCGGACAAGAAGGCCACTCGGCTGGTGGTTATCTGCCCCAACTCCTTCAAGGGCGGATGGGCGGACGAGATCAAGAAGCACAAGATCGACGTCCATTACCACGTCTACGAATCCGGGGCGGACTACGCCAACGACGCCTTCGCCAAGTTCAAATACACCAAGCCCCCGGTGTTGATTATCAATTACGAGGCGATCCGCAAGCCCGAGGTTCAGGCGTATGTCGCCCGGTTCACCGTGGGCCGGATTTGTGAAATCGTGCTGGACGAATCCATCCAGATCAAGACGTATAACAGTCAGCAGACCAAAGCTGCTCTCTATTTGGCCCAATTCTTCAACTACCGCCGCATCTTGTCCGGCAAGCCCGTGACCCAAGGCCCCCACGATCTTTGGGCTCAGATGAAGTTCATCGGGGCGATCACCGAGAAGTTCCACCCGTTCAAGACCACGTTCTGTCGGATGGGCGGGTTCAAGGCTAAGAAGGTGGTAGGAACACAGAACGAGGAGTTGCTCGCCGCCAAGATCGAGCGGTATATATTCCGGGCGTCCAAGAAGGACTGGACCGATCTGCCGCCCAAGATGTACACTTCCAGGGAGTACAAGCTGACGCCGCAGTTGAAGAGCATGTACCAGAGCATGGAGGACGACTTCGTACTTTGGATCAACGAGACTGAAAACGTCGCGGTGGACGCTTTCATCACCAAGTACATAAAGCTCGCCCAAATCCAAAGCGGGTTCATAATCAAGGAGGACGGCACAACTACAGAGTTGGTGCCCGCCACCGAAAATCCTAGGTTCAATCTAGTCCGCGAAATCTTGGAGGAAGTGACGGGTAAGGTTGTGATCCCCTATGTTCACAAATATACCCTCAATCTCCTGCTAATGGCGCTCGAGGATTACTACCCCGCTATTATCAAGGGCGGTATGTCGCCGGAGGAAATCCAGTTCAACAAGGACCGGTTCAATAACGACAGCGAATGTAGGGTAATTTTAGTTCAGAGTCGCGCCGGAAAATATGGGCACACACTTCTAGGTGGGAGCGATATTGCGGACAGGTGCAGTACCATGATCTTCGCTGAAAACTCATATTCTCTCGATGATAGAAGCCAAATCGAGGACCGCATCCACCGACATGGCCAAGTGGCGGACAGTTGCCTATATGTTGATCTGTGGGGAACCAAACTGGATAAGCGGATAACGGCTGCGTTGCAAGCAAAAGAAAGTATATCGCAGGCAGTATTTTCCTACTTCGGCCTATCAAAACTCGCGCCTTAGTCCTAACAGAGCTTTCCATTCCTGCGGCGTCGTGTAGCTTCCCCGAGCGCTGAAATCCCCGGCGCTGGTGGGAAGTGTCACCCCCATATTGAATTGGGGTCGAGGCCCGAACTGTTCAGCCGAAATGGTGGGCAGAGGCCCGCCGTAGCCTTGCGGTTCCGGGGCTTCTATTTTCGCCGGGGGTAATTTTTGCTCC